GTTGGAGAGTACTGACTATCCTGAGTGGCGTAAGAAAGAATTGCGTATTGTTGAAGACGCGCGTCTAATGGGTGTGCCAGTGAGTTCAGTCAATGTGGTCAATCCGTTTTGTAAGATTGAATCGTTGGAAGGTTTTAAGGATAATCGCATCATTAACGCTCGGTGTGATTTGGCTAAGTGTGCATATGGGCCACTTGTCAAGTCCATTGAGCGTGAAGTGTATGAATGTATTCCAGAGTTCGTCAAACATCAGCCCATAACAAATTACCCGAGCTTGATATCTGAGTACTGCACACCTTCGCCTGGTCAAACAGTGTTGGCAACAGATTATACGAGTTTTGAGGGTCATTTTGACCCGAAGCTCATGCGAGCATGTGAATGTCAATTGTACCATTATATGAGCAAATCTTTGATTTGTAATCAATTTTGTGATTGTATTGCTGGTACTAATGTTTGCAAGAGCAAAATCTGTAGTTATACTGTGTCTGGGTGTCGGATGTCAGGCGATATGTGCACCTCATTGGGGAATGGGTTTACGAACCTAATGATAATCAAGTATTTGGTCCACAAGCGTGGTGGGACCATGTCCGGATTCGTCGAAGGAGACGATGGCATATTTCGGATTACGGGAAAAGTTCCAACAAGCGCTGATTATGCGGCGCTGGGCTTCAACATCAAGATTGAAAAGGTTGAAGACCCCGAATTAGCATCATTTTGCGGTCAAATATATTCGCGTACCGCACGCGAAATCGTTGTCGACCCCATATACACCTTGTGAACATAGGATGGACGACTAGCGATCAACGTTTTGGCAACACCAGGAAAATGCTAGGGCTACTTCGGTCGAAGGCAATCTCGATCGCTTACCAGTGCCCTCGGTGTCCAATACTTTGTAGCTTATGTCGAACCATTCTGCGTTTGACTCAAGGTGTGGATCCGGTGCGTCCGTTGTATGGTGGTAAGACAGATTGGTGGGAAAAGCGGAAGTTAGGCGACAACATAACGCTCTCTGATGACGTTTTGAAGCGTCTGTCGTTGGGGCCAGACGCGGAGATGCGGAATGTTATGGATCGCGTTTTTAATATTCCGGCTGACCACCAGCGTGAAATAGAAAAGTATTTGGACGGGTTAACGTCCATACAACCGTTGAACCATCCACTTATTGATGTTCATGTTCCACAGTACTGCCGTAGGTTTCACG